CCGACGACGCGAGCAACTCCTACTCCCTCGAATCGAATGGGTCGGACGGGACCTCTGCAGGAGGTGCGCTCTACGTCGCGCACGGGGTGTCCGCGCTCTCTGCGAGCGACACCATCACCGTCACGTTCAATGGAACGCCAGAGGCGATGGCCTGCGCCTTCTACATGCTCGGTGTCGGAGAAGCTGAGCACGTCGTCCAGACGGACAGCACGGACGAAAGTACGACCACCACCAGCCCAAGCGTGACCACACCCGCTGTGTCACAGCACTCCTACGGGATCGGGGTGATCGCCACTAGCGGAGCGGTCACGTTCACGGCCACGGGTGGAAACACCACCATCCGCCAGATGACGAACACCGGGGCCAGCTTCTCGCGGTCGGGGGTTGCTCTGGGCAGGGAGGTGGAGTCTGGCACCTACACCGCGAGCGCCACGGTGTCCTCGTCCGTCTGGACCGTTCGGATCGCTGCGACGTACCCGATCATCGGAAGCGGCGACGAAGTTGATCCGCCGACTGACCTCGCGCTCACCCTGCTCGAAGACCCAACCGGGGTTCGTGCGACGTGGGAATCTGACGAGACACTGTTCATCGTTCGGCGCGAACGCAAGCTCCTGTTGCCCAGCACTGAGTCTGTCTATATGTTCGCTCACCCCGAGCAATTAGATGCAAGAGATACAACGGGGACCCCCTGGAACAATATTGTTGCTGCCGCCGACCTTGCAGTAGAACACACTTTGGTCGAGGGCACTTCTGAGACTCCGTGGTTAAATAGCTATTACCCCGGCGTCGGCACCGCTGATCGTAGAACAGCAGGACGGTATTTTGCGGCAGCGTTGGTTTATTACAAGGGCGCAGCCAATGCAACCTATACAGCAACACAATACCGTTCGGCAGTAGAGGACGCCCTTCGGTGGATCATCGGCACCGAAGTGGACACTCACGCCGAGTCGGAGCTTGCCGGCGACCGACTCCTCGCGACGATGCGGCAGTTCCCTGTGTGGATGATGGCAGCACAACTTATCGACTTTGATGACACCCTCACTGGCACCCGTACGGGCTGGACGTCCACACAGTTCGGCACGTGGCTTTCTACTTTACGAAATAAAAGTATTGGTACCCACGGCCGATTCGAGAATCTGGATAAGACAGTATGGATCTCTTGCTCCAACTGGGGTGGTATGGCATTCGGTATGGATGCTGCCATTGCACATTACCAAAATGATACAGCCCGACTCGATTACCTTAGGGATACGATCGCTAAGGGATTTACAGGGGAAGATCCACTCGCGCACCCTACATGGCCCGATGGTGAGTTCTCACCGACTGGACAAGGGTTTACTGCTACAACATTCTTCGATAGTTCTTATGCCTGTAACTATGATGGTAATGCTGACCCGTCTCAGGGAGAAATCTCCTGGTTGCCAATCAATAATGGTGATTGCGGTCTTTCAATGGATGGTATATGTGTTGAGGACTTATCACGAAGTTCAGGTTCCTTCCCGAACTGGGATGATACAGGTGTTGGGTACATTTTCGAGGTATTAGAGGGTTGGGTATGCGGTGCTGTTATCCTTCACCATGCTAACCGTAGTATTTTCCCCTATGGGAACAATTCTCTATACCGTGCGTTAGATTGGATTGATAGGGAAGCTGACGAACTCCACGACCCTGCTATTGCACCAGGAATGTCTGGACGACGGTTATCATGGTGGATTACACAAGTAATTAATAATTTCTATGATGTATCATTCCCAACCATAAATACTGAATGGGGCCAGCAATTCGGGTTTACTGATTGGATCTATGAATGAGTTACACCGAAGAGTGGATAGAACTCGCTGAGTTCGTCGGGCTCACGCAAAAAGAGTACGACGATCTCGCTATTGATGATGGCGAGACATACCGCTATTCGGTTGCTGTGGATGATGGTGAGGGGAACCCTGCATCAGAATTCACAAATTGGGAACAAATTACTATTCCCTCTTCAACAGAGGATCATTCCGGGGCTTCTACTTCTAATATTAATGTTACTAGTGAAGGTATTGGTAGTGGCCATTTAAATACCGAAAATGGTTCTACTGCTCAAGTAAATATCTCTAGTGAAGGACAGGGTACAAGTAGTCAATCAGAAGATCACTCTGGCAGTTCTACTGCTACTATTAATATTAGTAGTGAAGGTGCGGGGCAAGCTGAAACGATTGATTGGGCAGAAACCACTCAGTTTACGAATATTACTGATACTACTTACGATGATGATACAGTAGTTGAAGGTGAGTGGTATCGCTACCGTGTTGCTGTGGCAGAAAATGAGGAGCCTGCTACTGATTACACCGATTGGTTCCAAGTACAAGCGCCACAGCTAGTTGCTGATTTCTCGGGTGCATCCACCGCCGAGGTATCCATCGCCCCCGAGGGATCGGGTACGGGCGCTCTGGCAGCCACGGGTAGCTCTCAGGTTGCGGTTAGCATTTCCGCAGACGGCTCAGGGGTAGGTGCGCTCACCGGAGCCGGTTCCGCCACGCTAAATGTCTCTGTGGCCCCCGAGGGAGTGGGCCAGGGGCACCTTACAGCGAGCGGTGATAGTACTACCGATATCAACATTACCAGTGAGGGTCAAGGCCAAGGCCATCTTACTGCTAGTGATGGTACTACTGTTAATATTAGTATTACTAGTGAAGGTCAAGGTCAGGGAGCTATAGAATACTCTGATGGATCTACTGCTAATATTAATATTATTAGTGAAGGTGAGGGTCAAGGCCACCTTACAGCGAGTGATAGTGCGACAGCACAAGTTGACGTCACGAGTGAGGGTGCGGGACAAGGACATATTGCTGCCACAGATGGTAGTACAGCTACCGTGTCTGTGGCCCCTGAGGGCCAAGCAACTATAGACTTTATAGATGACCAAACTCGTACAGTCAATGTACAGGCCACAGGTCACGGTACTAGTAGTCAACAACAAGATGAAGTAGGTTCTAACACTAGCAATATTAGTATTACTGCTGAGGGTGCGGGAGTAGGCATCCTTGCTGGTGAGGGTAGCGCTACAGCCACTATCGATGTTACCTCTGAGGGTGTTGGCGCAGGTCTACTTGCTAGTGATGGTGCTGCAACTGTACAAATTGATGTAGTTGCCACAGGTCAAGGTACTTCTGAGCAAGTTCAAGACGCTGTAGGTGCCAGTACAGTCAATATTGATGTAACAACTGAGGGTCTAGGTGAGGGGCACCTTACTACAAGTGATGGCTCTACTTCTAATATTATTATTACTAGTGAAGGTACTGGTACATCTGAGCAAATTCTATCACTTGAGGGTGCTAGTACAGCTACTATTGACGTAATAACTGAAACTATAACTACTATTACGTTCATTAATAGTTCTCAGGCCCAAATAAACGTCGTATCTACAGGTGTAGGTACCTCTAGCCTCGAAGTTCTTAGAAATATTACAGTAGAGTGGGATGCACCTGTTGTTGACCTACCTGCTGTAGGTAGTCCTGAACTAATTACGGTAGTTTCTAGTCCAGTAGTGGATATAGAGGTTAGTTCTCCTGTTAGAGATATGCTACCGTTGTTCGATGAGCCGTATATCGGACAGTTTAGTGTTGACGCAGGGGTATTGACTACTTCTGTAGATGCACCTGATACTAAGATTGACGTACATGAACCTACGGGTGTTTAAAGGAGGTAACAATGCCGCTGACTATGTCAAGGTTAACTAGAGAGTATGTTTTTTGGGACATTACTACCGATGATGACCTATCCGGTGCAACTGCCGAGGTAGCTTTTATCGATGACGCAGAAACATTACCTACAGAGGGTGATTGGGAAACTGCAACTCTTGTAGAAACAAGTGGTGGTAATTGGAGGTTTCGTGCTTTAGTAGGGCCAGATGATCCTAGTTCTATTGATCTAACCCCTCCTACTGCTATCTCTGTGGACTATGAGACTTGGGTACGACTTACTGATACCCCCGAGAGGATTGTACGTCGTCCTGGGGTGGTAACAATTCTATGAAATTATCTACTTTATCTGTTAGGCCAGGAGATTGGATTGTTATTGAGGGTGGTGCTCCCAATCAAGCGGATTTATCCCCACAATATGTATATCTAAACTCTAAAGCATATCCAGCCTTTGTAGATCAAGATAACCTTATTTTGCGATGCCCACAATTAGGGGATCGAGCTACTGCTGATGTAGCTTTTAATGGGGTAACTTTAGGTACGGTTCAAATTTTACGCTAGGACTTTTCGTACATGGCAGCGGTTTTCATTGGTTCGAGGTTTCATTATACTTTTAGCGACGAAAATAACGTTGCTAATGTAGCTGAAACTTTAAATGAAGATGTTTTAATTGCTGTCTGTGTACAAAATGACTCTGGCACTAGTGGTTCTGGCCCTACAGTAACGGCTCCTGATGGTTCATGGGCTCATATAGGCACTCATAACAGGGGTGTTTATAGGATATCGGTCTTTACGAAAGAGGCCACAGGAACCCCTGGTGCAACAACGTGGACGTGGTCTAATTCTCACTGGTGCTGGACAGTAGTAGCTGCATATAGAAATATAGAAGAGCCTACTTCTGTTTCATTTGGCGATGCTTTTGCTAATAGTGTTAACACTGTTTCTCTATCGTTAGAGGCTGAGGACTTAGCTTTAGTTGTAGGTGCTGGCCAGGCTCAAGGGCCTGGTTCTTTTTCGTCAGGGGTAACGTCTCGCCAACATATAGATGAGGAAATTGCTCACGCTATTTTCGGGGATTCAAGCACTGGAACAGTAAAAACTTATTCCACAGACAATAGCTCTGATACAAACCTTTTATCTGCTACTATACATTTAGTTGGCATTGAGATTGAAGAAGAACTACCTGATATACCTGAGAATCTTACTCTCATACCTAAACATGAGCGTATAGATACATCATGGACAGGTGTTCCTAACGCTACTTCATACGAAATTCGTTATAGAGAAGAAGGCGAAGGTAGTTTTACAACTATATCAAGTATTTCAGGGTCTAGTTATACTATTACTGGTCTTACTAATGGTAAGTTATATGAAGTTCAAGTAGCAGGAGTTAACTCAGAGGGACATTCGGGTTGGTCTGATAGTGTATTTGAAAGCCCTCAAACACCTGAGTATTGGGTGTGTTTGTATCACGCAGGATGGGATCAAGTAGATAAGCCTCTCCGCGATGACTCTTTCTCTCACCTTATACACTTCTCAGTCTTGCCTAATTCTAATGGCAGCTTAGATACTTCTACTAACTCCATTACTCCTACAAATGCCCAAGCTGCCGTAGACGAGGCACACGCACACGGGCGAAAGTGCCTGTTAGCTGTGGGAGGGCACCCTGGCAGCGAAGGATTCCCAGGGGCAGCTAGCGATACCAACCGTACTACATTTATCAATAATCTTTTGGATATGTTGGATACGTACGGTTATGATGGTATTGATCTAGACTGGGAATTCAACGGGGCTAATGATACTAATTTAGATGATAATATAGCCCTGCACGAAGAAATACGTGACGCCCTTGTTCTAAGGGATCAAGAAGAAATACTTACCACTACAGTGTTTGCTAGTTATACCGCTGTGGCACAGAATGTATGGCAGTTTTGTGACCGTATAGCATTTATGAGCTATACACCGTACGGCTTAGACAGCCCTCACCTATCACCTATTCACGAGCCTGACCCTAGCCCTGGGTGGCATGGTATTCAGCGAAGTGTAGATGAGTGGCTAGCTATAGGTGTGCCCTCCGAAAGAATGATGTTTGGGCTCTCGTTTTACTGTTGGGTGTATTATGGTGTAACAGAGCCATATCAAATACCTACTGATACTGATTTTGAAATTCCCTTAGCAACTCACTGGTCAGATATGACCGATCCCAATAGACGTTGGGATTCAGATAGTAGAGCTACATGGTTTCAGCTAAGCAGCCCCAATAGGGTTATATCTGCCGAAGATGATGTATCTATAGCCGATAAAGCTGCCTACTTAGATGGAAACGATTTAGGTGGCGTAATCATATGGAATCATGGTTTAGGTTGGATAGACAGCAACCCTGAGGGCGAGAAAGACCCACTAACTATATCAGTAAGGGACCATTTCGGTCCTATTATGGTGGGTGCTGTACAACCTGTTGAACCTACATTCTCTTTTAACGCTGTAGCTCAATCTTCTACTGAGATTCTGATAAAAGATTATGAAGTAGATGAAGCTACTTCTTATAACTTTCGTTGGAGAGAAGCCGTAGGTGAAGAGGAACCTGAAAATACTTGGAATGAAGAATTAGTCCATACGGATTTAACTCTTCTTTTAGACAATCTAAATCCTGATACTGATTATGAAATTCAGGGGGCATTTACTGATAGCTCAGGTACCTCTGACTGGTCCGAATCTATATTCGAGTCAACTTGGGCTGAAAATGAAGGTTTTGGAGGTTCTACAGCACAAGTAAATGTAGTAGCCGAAGGTTCAGGTACAGCACCTCTAAATATTATAGATGCTTCTATTGTAGATATACAAGTAACTACAGAGAGTGAGAGCAATTTAGCTCTTATTAGTGGGGCTACTGTAGCTATTGAAATTCTTACAGAAGGCCAAGGGTTTGAATTTACCCCTGGATTTGGTAGTTCCACCAGTAATATTGAAGTTCTTACCGAGGGCCAAGGTTTTGTTACATTTCCTCCTGATGCGGGCGTAGGAGCTTCAACTGTTATCGTCAATATTATTGCTTTATCCCCTAGCCCTCCTTATATAGTAAGACGTGTAATACGAACTCCTGCTGGTAAAATTCTACGGACTGTTACAGGCAAAAGAATTGTTTGGTAATTACAGTTTGTGCTCAAGCTCGGCGTAGGTTATCCTGCTCCGTAACTAGGAAGGGCATGGTATAGTATGAGCGATAATTTCACTTTTTGGTCTGACCTTCAAGGTGTTAACCTAAGTGAGGAAACTAACCTTCAATGGGTTCATGCCTTGTCTGTTGGTAACTATAAACATCCTTCCTATGGTACTTTAGACTTTACTCCTGAGCGAATTCAACGCTTTGCAGATAGTGTAAAGCAAAGAGTTCGGGGTATTGATCCTGATATTGACTATGACCACAAACGAGATAGTACAAAGGGTAATGTTGCTGCTGGTTGGGTAAAAGACGCAGATGTTCGTCAAGATGGTTTGTGGTTATTAGTTGAATGGACAGATCAAGCAAAGAAGGAGATTAAAGATAAGAAGTACCGTTACTTCTCTACAGAGTTTGTAAAGGAATGGGTGAATGAGAAAGGTGAACAGTTCCGCGATGTAGTGTTAGGTGGCGGTCTTACCAATCGCCCATTTCTAAAGAACCTTGTACCAGTTAATTTAAATGAGCTATATGATGAGGAGAATCAAATGGATCGAGCAGAACTAGCTCGTGTCCTTGGTCTTTCCGAGGATGCTAGCGATGATGATATTAAGAGTAAAATTCAGGAGCTTAATGATGCCAAGACCCCTGAGGTTGACCTTACTAAGCTCGATGTAAAGGTTGATGAGCAGGGCAAGATTGTTGTTACACACCCCGATATCGATGAAGCTGTGTGGGAGGGTGACGCTCCTAAGGCTCAAGAGCCCACTTCTGAGGAAAAAGAGTTAGAGAAGCTGGCTGAGACTAACCCCACTGTGGCCCGTATTCTTTCTGAGCAACAGTCCATGAAGGAAACTATGCGTGCTCTTGAAGCTAATGCTCGACTGAGCGAGGTTACTACTCAGCTTAGTGAGCTTGGTACTGATACAAACAAGGCTCTGCCTCCTGTTGTATCTAACAAGTTCCGCGACATTATGGTCAAGCTGCCCAAGCAACTTAGTGACGAGGTAGCCGACGCCGTTAAGGAACTTATCAAGGTTGGTCCTATTACTCTTGGAGAGCTTTCTTCTAAGAGTAAGTCCGGTGTAAAGCCAGATGGTACCGACGCTATCTCTCAGTACCTTAGTGAGGTAGATAAGGTCAAGGAAGAGAAGAAAGTCTCTACGAAGGACGCTAGCGTTATTGTACAGGAGCAACAGCCTAAGCTGTTCTCTGACTACCTTGATGCTATTGAGGCTGGACAACAGCTAACTGAACAGGAGGCATAAGAGTGGGTCCAAATGAGGTTCTTGATAAGAGTGCCATTGCTGATGGCGAGGTAACTCTTTTTCACGTCGTAAAGTACACGGAGGTGGATCACTGCGAACAGGTCAGTGACGCTGGTGGCGACTGGGTAGGTATTGCTCAGGAAGCCGCTGACGAACTAGATGTATCAAATCGCCGTGTGGTTCGTGTTCGTGTTGAGGGTGTATCTCGTGGCATTGCCGCAGGTGAGATTGCCCTTAACGCAAGAGTCGCTGCTACAGCAGATGGTACTTTAACTACTGCTAGTGGTGGCGACTTTGTCGTGGGCATTGCTCGATCCCCTGCCGCTGCGGCTGGTGACTGGTTCAATGTACAACTAACGCCTGGTCTACAGCTACCGGCATAAATAAAAGGAGGTTAGAGTAAATGCGATACGATACTGCTGGTAGGGACAAGCTCCGTCCAGACCCACTACTGACTCAAATCAGTATTGAGTTTGAAGCGGCAACTGACCTTATCTCACAGCGTCTTTTTCCCTCGGTACGAGTGAATCAGCAAAATGGTGGCTATGAAATCTTTGGTCGTCGTGCATTCACTCGCACTACTACTGGTGATGTTCGTGCTCCTGGTGCTCGCGCTAACGAGTCGGAAGGCCGGCGTGAGTTCGCAGAGGACACCTACACGGCTCGTGAGCACGCTCTGGAAGAGTTGATTCCTGACGAGGAGCGTGAGAACAACCCTGGGCGTAACGTTGAGGGTGAAGCCGTAGAGGATCTTACGTGGGACTTGCTGCTAGGAAAAGAGCTTGTTGCGCGTGACCTTCTATATGACCCCACCGTATATAAGACGGATCACGTTGAAACTCTTGGTGCTGGTGAGCACTTTGATGAGTTTTCAACGTCTGACCCGCAGACCGTATTCCGTGACCTGTTTAGGACGTTCCACAGTACTCTAGGGACTATCCCGAACCTCGCGGTTATCCCGTGGCGAGTAATGTCCTACCTTGAGGATCACCCTCAACTAGTAGAGCGTTACGCATTCGTGGGTGGCGTTATCACCCCCGAGCAGATCGCTACATTCCTTGGTGTTCAGGAAGTAGTCGTTCCTGGTGGCACCTACAACAATCAGAACCCCGGACAGGCTGCCGCCCTTAGTGAGATTTGGGGCAACAACATCGTCCTCGGGCTGATTCCGAACCGTCCGGCCACTCGTACCCCGGCGCTAGGCTACGAGTTCCTGTGGCCGATCCCTGGTGGCGGGCGTACCACGGCTGACTCCGTACAGATTGACCGGCGTCGTGACAACGACCGTATCGGTGACATTGTACGGTCGCGTCGTCGTTACGACCTCAAGCTGGTTGGTCGTGACCCCGATATCTCTGGCAACCCGGTTGTGGCTGGGATGCTTATTCAGGACGTACTGAGCGAGTAATAGACTAAGGGAGTCTATTCATGGCTGATGTAGTAGCATGTACTTACAGGTTCGTTCGTGAGACTGGAAATGACGATCAACCCTACGAACGAGTCGTACTCAAGCCTGGTGATAAGGCTAGCAACCTTCCCAAGGAAGTAGCTGCTGACCTTAAGAAACAGGGTCTTGTTGTTGATGAAAAGGCATTAGATAAGCAACAGAATCGCATTCCTGGTGTAGTTGTGGTTAGAAGCGATCAGGAAGAGACTGTGTCTACTGCTTCTACTGGTAGCGGTGCTAAGACCGATACCAAGAAAGATGATAAGTAGTAATGTCTCATATAGTCTCGCTAAGTAAGATAAACCAATTCCTTCCGAAAAATAAGTTGGAATTGACTTCTGGCGATCACAATTTAGTGACCGACTTAGAAGAGACTGCGCGAGACATTGTAGTATCCAAGCTAGGGTATCGAATTGATACTACTGTATGGTTCAACCCTGTAGATCCACCTGACTTGATCTATAACATTATGGGAATGTTGATAGCTGGGTGGGTCCACGACCGTCAATTCGCTGAGGAAGCGGTCAGAGGGGCTACTTATGGAATGCGTAAAGAGTCCGAGGCATATCGTCTCATGGAGGGCATCCTATCGGGCGAGTATAAGTTAGCTGGTGCTGACTATATTGACGACCCCGATAGGGTGCCCTCTGTGTACGAGTCTGATCCACTATTTGAAGTGGAGCGTAGGTACTAATGTTTGTCTTTAACATTAGAGTATCCCCTAGCATAGGGCACTTGGCTGGGAATTTAAGCCGTTTCGCTGGGGATATTCGTTCTACTAAAGAACCATTAGAACAAGCTGTACGTGAAGTAATCATTCCAAGAGTTGAGTCGAACTTTGTATCTCAGAGTGCCGCAGGGATACCGTGGCAACGTATACACCCTGATACTTATTTTTTCCCCTATCGTAGAAGGTACGATCCAAACGCTGTGGCTGGATTGCTTGATGTAACAGGTACATTGTTTAACGCTGCTACAGCACAAGCACGCTGGGATTATAACGGTCAAGCAGGAACAATGTTTGTACCTTATGGTTCATTCCCATCGTCAGTACCATATGCAGAGTTTCAACATGAAGGTGGTATTTCTCCTTTTACTGGAGGGCCTGTACCTCCTAGACCATTCTTTGAAATTAATGTAAATGATGATATGCCCCCAATGGAACAAATCTTTAGTGAATGGTTTGGCAGTAGAATGAACGCTGCTATTGACGCTGGNAGAGGGACACAGCTTCATGGTCAACGTTAATAAGCTATCTGAGGTAGGTAAAAAATTAGAAACTGTAATTAATGCTGCAAATATTTCTAGTGTAAGGCGTGTGTGGTTGAACTTAGAGGGTATGGTTCCAGAAACACCTGCAATCTTAGTTGAGCCACAGAACATTACTCGGGAACGATATGCCACAGGTCATCAAACTTTAAATACCTTCACTGTACACCTAACTGTACTGCATAGCAGGATAGCATCTGAAACTGATACAAACCAAGAGTGCTTGCAAATAGCTGAGAATCTAGAAGGTACTCTACACGATAATATGACTCTAGACGGACTAATGGTTCACAGCATGGTAAGCTCTTTGGAGTTAGGTGTAGCCACTAGGCAGAAAATAGCCCTTAGAGCAGCCAGATTAGTGTGGCAGGGAGTTAGTAGAACTAGACTACAATAAGGATTATATATGCCTAGTGTTAAAGTCAATCTTGATAATAGAGCCCAAGGCTCTAATGTTGTAATTCCAAATTTAGGCTCCTTCTCTAATGGTTCAACAACTGAAATTCCAGAAAGAGCTTTAAACAGGTTTCTACGTAGTAGCCCCAATGCAAAGAATTTAGTTAAGGGCGATCTAGTAGAAATCACTACAGCATCCTTAAGAGGGGGAAAGCCTGATAATGTAGAAGTTAAGGAAGTTCCCCCACAAGAACCTGTAGATGAATATGATGATGATGAAGATGAACCTACAATTGTAGAGAAGGAGAGCTAAAGTGGCAGTAACTATTGGTGCAGCGGGTTACATTGGAGTAGCCGTTGAGTCTACTCCAAACGAGTATGAAGCTCCTACGAAGTTCTTTCCTATTCGTAGCGAGTCTCTTTCGTGGACCCAAGAGACTAACTGGCGACGGGTTATCCGTGGTACTGCCGACGTGATCGGTGCTGTACCGGGTAACGGGCACGTAGAGGGCGATATCGACGCGGAGCTACTAACGGACGTATTACCGTACTTCCTGTTAGCGGCTCGCGGAGAGCTTACCAAGGATGGCAGCGGGCCGTTCACTTATGACTTTGTACCGGCTCACGGTGCGCTTCCCCCGAACACACTTAGTATTACCATTGTTCGTGGTGAGGAAGCCTTTGGGTATGTAGGTTGCGTTGTCTCACAAATGACCTTCGGTGTAGACAACGATATGGCTACTATGAACATGAGTATGCTTGGCACCGCAGAAAACTCTGTGGCCGTTCCAGCTAGCCCGACCTATGGTGACGATGTACCATTTGGTGCGGGTACCTGGAATCTGCAAGTTCCTACCGATACTCAAATCTTTGATGCTGATGGATTCTCGTTCGAGATTAATGACAACGGTGAGGTACAGAACCGACTCAAGGACGAGCTTGGTGCTCAATTCATTTCGTTCGGTGAGCGCGATCTACAGCTTACTCTTGACCGAGACTTTGAGGACCGTGATGAGTATGAAAACTTCAAGAACCTGACTGAGCAATCGGTCACTGTGGGTCTTGAAGAGTCTGCTGACAATAGCGTATCTATTAGCATGTTGGCAGCTATCATCGACTCCTATGCTGTTAACCTTAGCGGTGTAGGTGACCTTGTACGAAGTAACACTACGTACATGGGTACTGCTGGCGCATCGGGTGATGCTTACAGCATTGAAATTACAACTGAGGAAGATGTTACTATTCCAGCGTAATAACATAGGTGGGGTGGCGTAGATGGCTACGTCACCCCACTTAGCAAAGGTAATACCAATAAATGCCTTAAGGGAGGGCAGAATGCCTAGAGCAGTAGTAGATGTAGGACTTACTGAGCGTTACGACCTAGAGACTCTTCCTGCTAATAGTATAGAAGAGGGTGGATGGGTAGAACTTCGTCGTATGTCTTACGGGGAGTTCTTAAAGCGTAGGGATATGATTTCCAAGACTAGCTTTGAGGGTCAAGGTAAAGATACTAAAGCTACTATGGAAATGGCACAGGAAATTGTTACTCGATACGAATTCCAAACGTGCATCGTAGACCACAATTTGCTTGATGCTAATGACAAGCCTATTGATTTTCGTAGTACTAAAGCATTCTCTACGTTAGACCCTCGCATTGGTGAGGAAATCGCATCCTATATCGATAAGATGAACAAGTGGGATGCAGAAGAGGACGGCAATGACCCTTTGCCGCCTTCCGAGGACTAGTACAGTCTGTAATAATACTTGACAACTCTAAGGGAGCCACAGACGACGTACTAGACTCCATAGCTCTAACTAATATGTGCAGAGAGTTTAATTCACTACCATCACAGGGAGGACTATTAGATCAAGACCAATTGATAGTTCGTAAGATGATGATAGTCTTATCTGCACAGTCTGAAAAGCACGATAAAGATAGAAAAGCACAAGATCAGAAACAACACAAGGGAAAGAGGCAAAGGTAATGGCCCTTACCTCCCGCGATGTAATGTTTATCATTCGCTCCCAAGATCATGCATCGCGGGGGCTAAGGGGTGTTGCTGGTTCATTCAATCGTTTAAACCGTGAACTACAACAAATAGATGAGACGTTAACTAGGCGCCTTGACCGCTCACAAGAGCGAATGAACACTCGATTAGCTCAACAACGTCAAGTCCTTCGGAGTGTGAACGAGCCCCTTCGTCAACATAGGGAGCATTTACAAAGTCAAAATAGGCGATTAGGAGAAATTCGTACAGCATTAAGAGATACGAATAATGTTAGTCAAGTTTACGCTAAAGGACTAGAACGAGAAGTAGCTTTTAATAAGAGTCTTATAGAGACTAATAGAGCTAGAGTAGCTCAGCTCAAAAATCAAGCTCGCCACATTAGTGCTACAGATAGAGTTAGTCAACGAGCAATTAGAAATGAAATTGGTGCGCTAAACCGACAAAATCAAGAATTAGGCCGTAATAACGGCTTGATGGTACAACGTATTAGTCAATATAGAGACACTGATCTTGCTCGTGGTAAATCTATTTCTAGCATAGGTAGACTTATTGCTAGAAACAATGTACTACGTGATAGTGACCAAGTAGCAATGAATGCTAATGACCGTCACTTTAAAGCTAGAGAAGCACGAATTAGAGAAGTAGACCGTATTGCTCAACATAATGCTAGGGCAGAAGCACAACGACATAGAGAGTTTGTACAACAGCAACAAGCTAAAGTCCAGCGAATGCAAGGTATAGGTGTCGCTGGAATGATGATGGGTGCCATACTTCTTGGTGTTGGCTTACGAGGTGTAACTGCCTTCTCTAGAATGACCAATGAAGCTGCTGATTTCCAGCACGAACTTGCTCTAGCTACTACCCAGGCAGACCGTATTGGAGCTAGCGTAGGTGAGCTTCGGAACATTGCTTTTGATGTAGGTACTGATATACCTGCTGATCTTGAATCAATGGGACGAACGCTATTCTTCATTTTCTCATCTACAAATGCCACATTGGAACAGTCCCGAGAAATGCTACGGGGATTCGCTCAGGAAGCTGTGGCGGGTAATACAAGTATTGAAAACGCTGCTCGATCGTCTATTGCTATTCTGAACGCAATGGGACTTGAATACTCTGAACTAGACCGTATTCAAGATATGCAGTTCCAGACAGTACGACGTGGTGTAATTACCTACGAACAACTTTCTAACAACATCGGTAAGATGCTCCCTGCCGTCCGTAGATCCGGTCAGGAAATTGAAGTAGCCGGTGCAATGCTTGCCTTCCTTACTAGGCAGGGCCTTAGCGCTGAAATGGCAACTACGGCTGCGGCACGTTCTTTGGAACTTCTGGCCGACCCGCGCGTGGTCAATCGCTTAGAGGGTATGGGAGTAGCAGTACGTGACGCTAATGGCGAGTTCTTGCCTCTTGTGAATATTCTAGGAGGAATTAACGAGCAGATCGGCCACCTTACTGCTCCTGAGCGAGCCGAAGCCATGCTAGAATTGTTTGGTGGTGCTGGATACCGTATTCAAGCTCGTAGGTTCTTCGATACAGTCTTTGCTAACTTTGAACAGTTTGAACAGCATATGCAATGGCAGATGGATAATTCCGGCGCCATGCGTGATGCTTACGATATCATGTTTAATGATCCTGTTAACCAAATTCAACTATTGCAAAACAACATAGCAATTCTTAGACAAGAGTTTGGTATTGGGCTACTACCCGTTTTAGAATCGCTGACATCTATAGCTCAAGATGTAGTAACATGGTTTAGAAATCTAGACGACTCTACTAAGATAGTAATAGCTCAATGGCTTGCCTTTGGAGGTGCGGCTACAGTATTAGTTGGAGGGCTGACCTTAGTAATAGGAATGCTCACTACTATTGCTGCTATCCTCTCTGTGGCGCTACCTGTAGGGTTTGCAGCTACATTAGGTTTAGTAGTTGCTTTCCCTGCTGCTCTTATAGCTTTGGCAGGGGCTATCTTAGGTGTATATATTCACTTTGGTAGTCTATCTAATGCAATTGAAGCATTTGCAAATTGGTTGGGCGTATCTGATGACGCCGTTCGTGCAGCTCTAGGAACGTTAGGCGTTTTAGCAGGTGTGTTGATTGTAGCTAGAGCAAACGCATTTGCTGCTGCGGGCGGATTTGCTCGACTAGCTGCTACTTTATCTGCAATCGCTTGGCCCCTAGCTATCATCGGTGCTGTGGCTGGTGCTCTATATCTTATTGGTGCAGAAGCCAGAGAGAGCCGTAGACTAACGTCTGAGTTTAAAGATTCAATGGACGGGCTAAGCGAATCATTAATTGAGAATACTGGTTCTATTTTAGATGTTCAAGGTGCAATTAGGGAAGCTACTAGAGATGTAGTAGAGTATGAAGTAGCTCAGAGTGCTCTCAATGCTGCTATTGAGAATAATGCGAACTTAAATAAGAGTGATGTTATTGACGGTATTCAAGGTGTAGGCACAGCAAGGCGCGATCAATTACAACTTATTGAGCAGGAAAGACAAGCCGCGGAAGAAAATTCTGGCGCACTACAAAATCTTAATAGGGGTTTGAACAATACTGCAAACTTACTGCTTGATACTGCATTTGCTAGAGCAATTGGTATTGAAGGTTACAAAGATGAAGTACAGCAATTAAGAGAGTCTGCACAAGCATACCGTGAAATGGCGGATGCTCACGATGAAGCTATTAGACTCAAAGCCGAGGAAATGGTTGCCCAAGGTGGTCTAACTAGGCTACATGGGCAATATCTCTTACTTCAACAGGACGGTACTGCTGACTCTCTAAGGAATGCATATGCTCTTAGAGAGAAAATTGTTGAACTAGAAAACATGCGGGACAACTATCAAGACCTGTCCCCTGCTGAACAGCAATATATTCAAGACACCCTGAATGCCGCCGAAGTAACTGAAATGATGGAGGAAATATTTAGAGAGCAATCCGAAGCCATTAAGGTATTAGAGGGTTCGTGGGCTTCTATTGGCGGTGTTATAAACGGTGTTACTGACTTGTATCGACAAAAGCTAAACGACCTTAATAGCGAACTTGAAAATGCTGCTAAGGAACAAGACAGATCATTTACTGAAATTAGAGCTAGTCTAGACTTGTACGCCGAGGCTATGCGAGAGACGCATGATGAACTAGATTGGGCTTTAAAGGCGCAGCGAGAACTATACGATGAATATGGGGATGATGTAGTTGCCTGGTGGTCAGAGATGTACCAACAGGAGCCTGAGCTTGCTAGAGCTATTCACGAAGAACTTATGGAAGGTGAGACTAGGTTCTGGGATGAGATGCGCGAAATGCGCGAGAAGCAACTTGAGTTTATCATCAATGATGTTGAGTCCTATGGCCTAGAACTATACGATGAATATGGGGAAATTCAAGAAAATGTATTAGAAATAGTTGCACAGGGAATGGGCCTACATGTAGACCTTGTACGTGCAATGCTCGAACAGCAAGAAGATGCAACTGAGGCAGCTAATAGAAGGATAGAAACTGAAGTAAGTGGGCATTGGGATGAGCACGAGCGTATTGCTCAACGTGGTGCTAAAGCTGTACGGGAAAAGATTACTACAGAGTTAGGCCAGGCTAGAGTAGAAA